AGAATAAACTAGCGGAGGCCCTAGATAGTTTAGGCGATAGATGTCACTGGTTGTGAACAGCAGCACTCCGTATCTGGTCCTGCGTGCGGTGACGAGCTTCCCTCTGGTTTGCAGTTCAATGTTTCCTGCAGTGTTGGTGGCTGATGCTGTCCACTCTGTTAACGTGCCCTGGCTGCTGAAAGCAACCTTCCGCGGGTTGCCGCCTGGGCCGATTGTCAGAACATGCCTTTCCGGGGTTACGATGACACCAATGTTATCCACTTGATCGTTGCTTCCGCTGCTGTCTTCAACCTGGACCATGATGTCTGCTGCAGAAGGGCTGCCACTAAAGGTTCCAGGCCATTTCCACAACGTGCCATCTGTGGTCAGCACTCCGATCAGAGTGTCTCCCAGGTTATCGAAATGCCATACAGAGGCTTCCAGGTTCGCATTCGCATTTGATCGCGGTGTGCCCCAGTAATCCTCCCCATAGTCATCGGTGCCGTAACCAAGGCCAGGCACATCAAAATCTGTTAACGCAGAAAACGCGGTCATGCTCGCACCATCAGCTCTTGCTGTTGGTGTTATGTCATGAATAGTGGCCCCATCATATAGATGCACGCTCTTGCTGGTGCCGATCACAAGGTACTGGTTCCCTGCAGATGTTCTCCAGGAATGCATCCCTCTCACAGGGTTTGTGAACTGATCGTCTGTTAGTCTGCTCCATCCACCTATAGGCTTGATGCGGCCCTCAGTAAAGCGGATGAGGTTACAATCAAACCAACGATTCTTCGCCTGGTACTGTGTGCTGTTTTTAAATATCCCCGGAGGAATCTCAACTGGGAGCAGAGGCATCAGTAGTTATATATCGATGGTTCGCTTCGGTGGCACCACACCCATGGTCTACCATGGTGAGCGATGCCGCCTTCTTCTGTGGTTATCGTATCTAAATGAATGAATCGGAGCTCATAGGGCCCGTCCTGGTTTATTCCTATTCCTGTGAATCCAACTTTAAAAGCGTTGGACAGGATTTTGTGCGCTGTATTGACACAGCAGGGTATGTGTACTCCAACACCCATTGTGTGTACGCCATGTCCTGCTGTCGCGGCGTTCAAAGATACTTTTTTATCCCTCTCCGGGCATCGGTACGCATCCGATATCTCAAACTTGCAGAGGGATCTGAGCTCATCCAGCTTTTCATAAAAATGCAGGACCTGCGGTTCTTTTGCTGGAAGATCCCCGCAGCAGCGGCACATTAAATCTTTTGCCGTGAAATACTCTGTGACCTTCAAGGATTGATGCCATCACTGTATTCCATTTTCCCATCGACAACAGACGCGGTCATCCACTTGTTGCGGTTCTCCCCGTCTGGTCTGTAGCTCACATGTACCCAGCCACTCCTCCCGTAGTGGGGTGCCTTATCGATGGCATCACCTTTCTGCCAGCATTCAAGGATTCCCTGGTCCACTTCCAAATTTTCAGAAATCCATTTCGCGAGTTCCAGGTTTGATATGTCGCGGCACTCGATATCGGCAGCCAGGCCATACTGGTGCTGGCTCTTGCTATTCGGGTTTCCTGTTATGATCGCGTTTAACTTCGGCACCCGGAGTCCGCTGTTGACATCTACCCTGCCATGCTTATCCCGGATGGGCTGCAGTACTTTTTGGCAGAGAGCTGTCAGGTTGACAATGATCTGGTGCCCGTCTTCATCGCAGGCTGGCTCATTAGAAATGCCATGCCTCTGAGCTGTCTGGCTCCGGGTGAGCTCTTTCAGAGAAAATGATTTTGCGAGCTTCAAGACAGGAAATCCTTCACTGATTTGAAACTGTTTTCAGGCATTTCATCTACCACAGCGTCAATCATTTTTATTTGATCTTCACTGAGGTTATCTTCCATCATCTTAGTGACATGGTCCTTGGCTAAAGTGCTTGCGGAATCTACCACTAAACTTTGAATTACATTAAGCAGTAACGATGCTACCATCTTCTTCCTTTTTATTGTCAGGATTGTTGTTATTACTAGGTGGTTCTTCTGGGACCTTCGGTTCATCGTGAGCCGTCTCAAACCAGTGCTTACCTAGCATGCCAATGATAGGCAGGAAAGCACCAAATGCGAGGTTAATCAAATCCTTTGAAGACTGAGCTAACTCATCAGGTTTGTTAACCATAGTGAATACGAGCCAGCCAAAAAGGCCAAAGGCAAGTAGGCTTATAAGAAACCTTGCCCAAAATCTTAGTTTCATCAATTGGATATGCGGGTCATCTTTCGGCTTCCCGCCGTTCTTAATTGTTGTCTTTTCAGTTACTGTCTCCATCACGTTTTGTATCGGATAAGTTCTTTCATGGCTGCGGTGTTGGCCTCTAAAGCTACCTTGACATGCAGCAAAGCATCACTGCTGTTCTCCACCATTTTTAATATGCGTTCATCCTGCGCTTCATCGCGCTGCTGCCAGGCCTTTCTTTCTGCAGACGAATTCTTGAGCAGCCACATAATCAGATACCCGGCGGCTATCAAAGTCGCGACAGGCACGCCGATTCGTTCTACCAAAGTCAATAATAATTCTGTGTCTGGCATAGGTTCAGTCTGTGGGTAGTTATAATATTGATCCGCCGGGTTAGGATGGTGACCACTCATGCGAAAGCCATGTAGATCCAGTGGTCATCTTCACGCAATGATTTACCAACTGTGAAACTATTACTTGTGACAGTACAACCCTTGTCAGTAGCACCTGTTAGTTCAGCACCAGGCAAGTCTGCTTTAAGATAATGAGCAGTTGCACCAAATCCTCTAAATGAATCCCAAATTAACCAAGATGATGTAGTACCTCTACATTTAATCATAACAAAACGAGGCTGAAAGGATAAACCTGAGACAGTATAATTTACCGCTGATGACCAGTTAAAAGTTCCGAATGCACTTGAACCGTCAACGGCTTTCCAGGCGTAGCAGATAAAGTTATCTGTTGAACCTCCATTACCATCATCTGAACCACAAGTAATAGTTGTGCTACTAGGTGCTGTGCTATAATATTGTCCATTTGTTTGAGTGCCATCAGTATCTAATTGGATCCTATAACCACTTGTAGCGGAAAGGTCTTTATGCCATACAGACCAAGCTTGAGCCTCGTCCATATTCTTTATTATGATAAAGTCTGGCGTTCCTCCAAGATTATGGGGAAAAGCGCAACCGTTAGCGGAACCTTGGAATTTTGTGATACTGAACCCACCATCTTGATTAACCGATTGTGTAATATTTGTCGCATTTGATACATGACTCCATCCAGTATCTGATGATCCTGTTATAGAACCAGCACCTACCCCAGAAGAGCTTATATCACCTAAACTTCCACTAGGCGCTCCCCCTGCTTTAAACGCATACGCTACATGAACGTCAGTCTCTCGATACACTTGACAATTAGCACCATTAGTTCCTCCTCCCCTGCTTAGTGTCATCGAATTAGTCCCTACTGCTGAAACGTACCCGTAAGTAGAATCATTAGCTCCTGTATTCTGTTCATCATCATCATAAGGTGCTAACTTAGTCGAAGCTGAAAAACCTCTAACAGAATCAAGTAACGTGTGTCCAGCACTATGATCTTTATTTTTAATCCAAATCATATCTGGCTGAAAATTATTAGATTCGCTAAAATCTATAACTTTACTTGTACTTGTACCATCAGCCGTATAAGTCAGGCCTGCAAATAGTTGAGGTACATAATTAGTTATTGTAAACCTAAAATTTTGTTCTGTATTTTTAGTTGTAGCACCTCCATCACCAGTTGATGTGGCTCTTACAGTAAAAGTAGTTGTTTCATCTGCTGAAACTCCCACAGGTACACCTTTAATTGTACCATCTGATTGAACTCCTCTTGGAGTTGCAGAAGTAAACTTGTCATATAAAGTTGTCCCTACTTCTGCAAAAGTAATTGCATCACTTTCTGCATCCGTAGCTTGTATTGTTGCATGAGTAGCGTTAGAAGCATTATCAGCAATACTAGCCACTATAGTATTAGGATTAGCAGTAAAAACGGGAACATTATCAACCCTAATCGCATCAGATAACGTGTGGGTTAATCCACTGGATTTGGTCACTTTAACGCTGTAAGGTTCATTCGCATCTACAAACAAGTTTCTGGCTAATGTTATAGTCAAAGATGTCGCTGTCCCATGAGTAACTGTTATCCCACTGGTAATGTTGCTTCCAGAAGTAGCGAGTAACTCAACAGTCATCCCACTTGTTGCATAGTTTTCCCCTGTTAAGGTGAATGTTTGATTACCTCCAGTAGTTTGATCATCTGCTGATTCTACTTCAGTTGGAGAAATGCTTGTGGTTGTTGGAGCTAGTTCTGTTGCTTCCCAAGTAACAGTCCCATCACCACCAGAAGTCAGAACCTTTCCGCTCGTTCCAGATACCGCAGTATTCGGTAATGTAAAGTCGTTATTGGTATTGGTAGCACCTATAAGGTTCGCTAAAAATCGTGCTTTGGTTTCAGCCATAACTCTTTGTATTCTTGTGTTTCATGTGTATTAGACTGCGTAGCGGAGTATGATAATTCCATGTCCACCTCCTCTTGATGGCATATAACTTGCCGTACCGCCTCCACCTCCACCAGAGCCAGTTCCGTCTTCTCCTTGCCCAGAAGCCACATCTTGCTTTCCTCCATTACCTCCTAATTGAGTACCGTTTTTACTACCCCCAGTACCTCCCGTATCGTTATAAGCACCACCACCGCCACCTCCTGCAAAAACATGAGTTCCTGCGGTGGTTCCAGAAGTATTACCATCCCTCCAATAGTTTGTTTCTCCTGCTCCTCCAGTACCTCCAACACTATCCGTAGCGTCAACAGCATTACCTCCTGCTCCGCCACCGCCACCAGCGTTTATATCATTTCCAGAACCCGCAGAATGAGTACTTCCATTATTTCCATAGCTACCCCCTGAGCCTGGACTCCCTGTGTAACCCGCACCACCTCCAGATCCTCCGTATTTAGTTGGACTTGTTTCGTCTAAAGAAGAAGATGCAGTACCGCTATGAGTACCTGGTGCGCCACCTTTTGCATACAAAGTTGTAAAACTTCCAGATCCGCTATAAGTAATAGTGGTTTCTCCACCAAAATTACTTGAGTTTGTATTTGAGTTACTACCACCTACTCCTACTGTCATTGTATAAGTACCAGCAGGCCAAGATTGACTAGATAGTGGAACAAAGGCTCCAGCACCTCCCCCACCACTTCTGTCAGCAGTGATTGTTCCACCACCACCCCCTACTAAAAGCACATCTATTGTCATGTCTGCATAGAGGGTAAAGGTGTTTGTTCCTCCTCCATTCCCAGCATTAAAAAATGTGTGTGAGCGATAACCACCACCACTGTAACTTCCTGGTTCGATAATGGTTCCACCAGTTGGTGGTTTACTAACAATAATATTAAATGTTCTGCTATCTGTTCTTGTACTATCCCCTCCTGCGGTTGCTGTTACAGTAAATGCTTCTGTGTAACTATTACCACTAGAAACAGTATCTACACCACTAGAAGGTGAAGTAATTACCCCAGTAGAAGTATTAAACTGCCAATCACCATTAGTCGTTCCTCCAGTTAAAGCATAAGTAATCGCAGAACTATCTGATGAGGTTGCAACAATTCCAGATGATCCAACTACTTCAATATTACCAGCCGTTGTATCCAATATACTTGCTAAAGTAGTATCATTAGTCGATGGAGCAGAGAAAGCAGGATCTGGAGAAACGCTAAACGATGAAGATGTTGCAGTTAGTCCTGATTTGTCTACTTTAACTTTGACACTGCTGTTAGTAATAGCTGTAGTACCAGCAGCAGTATTCACTGTTATTTGTCCAGAATTAATAAAACTCGCTATACCTAAATTCCCATGGCCTGTTACTGTAGCATTAGTAGAAGCATCAATTAAACTAACAGCCATTGAGTTAGAAAAATCACTTCCATTAATCGTCATGAGTACATTAGTGTCCTCATTAATACTATTATCAGATGCTGGTGTTGTAACTGAGGTAATTGTGGGTTGAGTTACTGTTGTTGCCCATGTAGTTGCCCCTGAACTGCCTGTTCTACTTAATACTTGACCAGATGCCCCACGAGTTGTGGGTAAGGTAAACGTATTGTTTCCTGTGTTATGAGTAGTCCCTGCTTCAAAGGTAACACCTCCTGTGAAGGTTCCTCCTGAAGCTGGCACCGCGTCTGCTAACTGGAAAGTCTTCAGGCACACAACATCAACAACATCCCCACTTGAAACAGAGCTTTCCAGGGTGATGGTGTTGGTGGATGGAGATAACGTGAAGTCTCCCGTGCTTCCGCTTTTCTCTACCAGCTTCACACCATTCAGGTATACCTCGACATGCTGCTGCGCGGAAAATGATAGGGTGCCGCCAATTGTTGCAGCTCCGCTTATCGTGCTTGTGGTAGAGGATATGCTGAAGGTGTATACATTGGCATTCGCGCCAAAATTAGCTTCCAGCTTCCGCAGGCTCTGATTGATATGGCTACCCCACTGGTCTGTCGCGTCTGCAAGAATCGGAACTAGCAGCCCCAGGTTATTGGTTGTGACATGAGTATCCCCGGTAGTGATCACCGCTGCGCCCATGCCGCTGTGTTGGCTGCAATAATAATAGAGAGAGGCTGCAGTGCTGCTGGTGACAGCAATCTCTGTGTACGCGCCGCTGCTTCCTGGAGTGCCTGCTGTGGTTACGCCTGTGGTGTACTCAGCACCACCTGTGGTGTGAGTGCCATCGGTTGTGGTGGAAAATCTTAATGGGTGAGAAGCGTTGCTGCTGTCAGACTGATCGAAGCGATAGGTGAGCGAATGCCCCAGAGCAATCTCTGCCTGGGAAACAGCATCGAGCTCAAATTTACTGTTCGCGACTTTTACATAAAAAATATAATCAGACATGTCAGCTCAGTGTTGGATATTTTGCAAATATGATGTAGTTGATGACCTGGAAAGGCTGCATGATATTATGAGGGTTGCCGCCTCCTTCTGCTGCGTTGGTTAGGGCTACATTGACTGTGTGGCTGTGCTGCGGATTTGTGACGTTTAAGACTGCCTGTCCTGTGCTAAGGGTTATCCCAGTGGTGTTTGGTTGTATGGGTTGACCAGTCGCCGTGTAAGTGTTTGTCATGTGCCGTATGTCGGCATATATATCTGCTCCAGAAGTTGCGTAAGAGCCAATTAATTGGTGTCTATGGCCTGGGTCATTTACAGTATGATTGTGACCATTATCCTCTACTGTCGTTTGTTGTGCGGTGTCCCCTGTTCCTGTGTTGGATAGGCTGTTGGAATGGGTGTGAGACGGGATCTCGCTTGTTTGAAGATCATGTGTTTCTGCGCCACCTGTTGCCGCGATGGCTCTGCTGCTCCTGTCATTATTGCCATCGCTGTTATCATCAATTGCGCTGCTGTTATATCCCAGTGGCACACGAGCTCTGAAGTCGGGCAGATTGAATGTGGTGCTGCCATCCCCAGTGCCATAGGTGACTCCAAGCACTGTGTATAAATCGCTGTAAGTTGATCGGGATATCGCGCTGCCATCGCACACTAGCCATGAGCTGTTTGGAGCGGTGCTTTTGGGCCATAGCTGCACTAGGCCAATTGGGCACGCTGCTGCTATGAGGGTGTCGAGGTTACCGATAACTGTGTTGAGTTTACCTCCCCATGTAGATCGGCTGGCTCCAACCTCTGGCTGGGTTAAAGAAAAATTAGTGGTGTTGCTATCAGCCATTTGGATGTTGTCGTTGGATGGTCCAGGTTATGTTGCTGCCTGTTTGCCCTTTCCAGGCGATGTCTCCTCCTCCAATGAAAACCCCGGTGCTTGTTATCACCCCACCTGAAGAAGGTTTGTATTGACCGCTTGCAGCGAAGAAACTTGTTGCAGAAATAGCTACAGAGCCGCTTTCCCCTTCTATGGAACTGCTTGCCTCTACTGTGCTATAACCTGCTATTAATGCGCCTGCTCCTTTATAAGGATTCGGGCCAGCAATGGCTGTGGAAACGCCCGGCAGAACTGCGGCGAACTCCTGCGAAACCCCATGCTTGTTTTGACCATAACGGCCTAATCCATAGGCCATCAGTCAAGGCGGACTATCAGTTTGGTTGCAAGGATTCTGAAAACGTCACCATTCTGGATGCTTTTTGTGACCGCGGTGGTGCTGTCATTAGGGTCTGATAGGTTTACGTAACAAAGCAGGTTTCCTGCTCCATGTGTTCCGCTGTCAAATATTCCAACATGGCTGACTGTTCCCCAGGAACCTGTTGCTGTTGTGAATTCAATGGCATTTGTGTTCACAGCCTGCGTTGGGTTCGTCCCGCTGACAGTCCATGCAGAAACTTGCTCCCTGCTGTATCCTGTGCCAGTTGCTACTTCTGTCACTGTGGACCCGGTGCTGCTGTCTGTTGGAGCTGCTGTTAACAAGCCAACATAGATGTCGGGATTCGGGCTGGTGTATCCTGTGGAAGTAAAGATGTGATTGAGAAGCGCGTTCTCTAGGTAGTCTGAAAATGCCATGTTATCCTATTGGGTTGCTCAACATTCTGAGTGTGTTGCCGCTGTGCTGCGCGGTTGTGTCTGCCTGGTTTAACCTTTCCACCTTGCTGTCATAGATGGATGCCCATAAAGCTACCCTTTCATCAGAGCCCAAAAAGGGAGCACTATGAAGGGCAGAACCATACAAGTAGATATCGCTGTGGCTATCCAAAACAAAGTTACTTGGATTCCCGTCTGACAGCGGCGTAATTTTTTTGTAGTAGACAATTTCCAGCGTTTGGCTGCTTGCTGGAGTTGGCGCAATTTCAATGGTATCTCCCACAAAGGTGTAATATTGCGGTGTTCCTGTCCCGCCTCCGCTCTCTGCCCTGAAGCGGTCAAGGGCCTCCGGGCTCCTATAGTCAAGAACCGCTGGAGGATTTGTATTGATTTGGATATTCCTAGCCTCCAGGAAATCGCTGGGTAGGATAGTAAATTGGTCGCTGGTAGCTCCTGTTGCTCGCGCTGTCATCTCTCTGACGCGGAGTCTTCTGTTCAGGTCAGCTTCGCATAGGGTTATGAAGTCTTTGATGGGGTTGGCAATATCACTGCGATTCAGCAGATCCGCTATTGCCGCCTGCAATTCGCTGTAGGTGCTTAATGCCATCAATCACTTCTTTTTTTTTGGCTGGCTCATCTCTTCGACAATTATCTGCATAACACGAAAAAGACCATTCTGACCCCAGTTCCTTTTAATGGCATTCTGGGTGATTGTCATGGCCTCTCCTGCAGATACCATTGCACGAACCTGAGCTCTTACCGCTGCTTCAAAATCTTCCATCTGTTATTCGCCAGTTTTTGTTGTGCGAGTCATTGACCCACTTTTTCCAACGCTTCTTGTCATGGAACCATCCTTCTCGCAAAGCCATGGCTACCACTGTTTCAGGCACGTTAGCGATAGGGCGGAACACCTCATTGCGCCGTGGCATGTAGGCATCCCGCTCCCGTTTCGTCTGTTCAAGCTGGGGCACTACATTTTCATGCATTGCCCAAGTGACCTCGTCAGGTTCAACTATAACCTCAGAAGCAATATGACCCTTATGATCGTAGATGAACCTGCTACTCATTAGCTACCCGGTGTGCCGCTGGTTTTGAGGTCGAAGATCGCAGCACTTGCAGCTTCATTGGAGCTCTCAAGCCCAAATTCAACAATGATCTGCTTTCGGTCTGCGTCACCGATTTTCGCAATATCCTGCTGCGTGAAAGGTCGCAGATAAGCAACTTTCCAGTATTCAGGATCTAACAGAAACGCGGTGCGATCACGCTGCTTGCGGTTCACAACAACCCGGAGATCCCCAAAATCGGAGGCGTAGATTGTCACGTTTGAAGTGACCATCTCAGGACCAACCTGAACCTGAGTGCCTCCCCTGCCGTCCATTGCGCTGACAGCACGTTTATTAAAAGGGCCAACCATGAGAACAGAAGGTTCTGCTCCAGCGGAATATGCGGTTTGCATTGACGCAGAAAGCAGTGTTTCAGTGAATGCAACCTGTGCATCCGCGTCAGTCATTGCAGCAGTTTCACTGGAAGCCTGTGCTCCTGCAGTTGAACTACCTGCGCCTCTGGTGTCGTTGGTGACAATCCAGTGCTCCAAGCCTCTGGTCTGCCGGGCTTGTCCTGAACCGCTGTTATTCCCTGCAACCTTCGGGTTCTTTGAAACCAGTGCGCTCTCCACATTATTTTTGAGGATGCGGCCTGCCAGGGTGAGCTGGTGTGCCATTTCCTCTGCAAAACCATAGTTGCTGGTAGCAGCTTGGGTTCCAGTGGTTTGTGCAGTGCGAACACCGATCTGACAGACGTTGCTGGTTCTCGTCTGGTTGATTGCCGTGTCTGCGGTAAACTCGTTTCCTTCGATAACCGCTGTGTCATCGTTGTTCGCGGGCAAGCTCTCGATCAACCACTCGAAATTTGTATTCCCAACATCTCGTGTCCCTACCATCTCCATAAAAGGACAATCAGTAGGTGAGATATTGTGGATTATGTCCGAAACGTCTTCCTCAATTACATTGTTTGGGCTGGTGCTCCTTGTGTAAGAAGTCGTTGCCCCGCTAATAAATGCCATTTTTTATCTCCTTTTTTCGATGATGGCTTTAAATGCTGCATCCGCATCTCGCGGTCTGCCGGTCTTTGCCAATTGCTCTTTGGCTTTCCTTAAATTGCTTTTCCGCCCTGGCCTTTGTGAATGGCCCTGCGGTGTCTTTGGTGGAGCACTTTTCAGCGTGTCTTTCTTCTCCATCAAGCGGTCATATGCTGCTGCCTTCTGCAGTGCTAACACTGCTCTGGCATCGTAGACCTGGGAGAGCTCTTCATCGCTGTAGCCTAACTTCAGGCCAGCCGATCTCATCTCCAGCTTTGCCGCTGAAAATTTTTCTGGATCTGACCATTCTGGAAACTGATCTATGAGCTGGGTATGTGCCTGCTGCAGTTGAGCTTGTGCCTCTTGCTGCTGCTGGTACTGATACTGCTCTGCAATCTCCTGTTGTTGCTGTTGGGCTGCTTGTGCTGCCGCCTGCTTCTCTCGATATTGATCCCTCTCGATGAGATATCTGACCGGGTC